ATTGTTTTTAGTAGTATTTGCAGCGTTTGAAACAGAATCTTTTACATTGCCCCAAGCCTCACCAGTTGCATTTTTAATCCCATCCCATTTATCACCAATCCAAGAACCCAACTTTCCTGCAGCTTCTTTTATTGAATCCCAGTTTTTAACTACAAGTACACCTATCGCAATGATTGCACCAATAGCAAGAATAACCAATCCGATTGGACTGGTAAGAAAAGCAACAGCAGCGCCCAAAGCGGTTGTGACTCCAGCTGCGACACCTGCTACAATATTCCATGCCTCTATTGCTAGATTGACAAGACCCCAAGCTGCCGCAAATGATCCTAGAATAGTTGCTAGAACTTGAACAGTTGTTTGATGTTCGTTAATCCAATCGCTAACGCCTTTCAAAGCGTCGGCTATGCCTCTAAGCACATCGATGATTATTCCACCAGTCCAGCTAGCTAAAGGTTGTAGGAAATTGTCCCATAACCACTGACCTAAAGGTTTAAGTGCATCTATGATTGAATTCAATACATCGATGGCACCTGATAACATGTCTATGAATGCAGGTATGTAATCTTGTATCACAAAACCAGCGTATGGTAGTAGAACGTTCTTATAAAACCATTCTAAACCTGCACCAATGTTGTCCATAAAAGGCTGCAAACTCTTAAGTAGTTCTTTTATACTGTTTAACAATGGTGTAAAATCAAGTGTCTTAGCCCAGTCTGCAGTTGCCTTAGTGACCCCATTGAGATGATCAAGGATGTCGTTGATTATCCCTAAGATAATAGAGAATATTTCCTGACCTGTGCCACCAGTATCCCAAGCTTTTTGGAATTGACTAGCCAGATTACCAACTGTATTGAAAATATTAGTAAATATTTCTAACAGGTTAGCTGCAATCGCTTGACCAGCTCCATCATTCCACGCTTCGCGGAAAGCACCAGCAATAGAGTGCAACAACTCAAGTGTTCTGTTCAACATGTCAAAGATAGACTGAATGAACGCTGTCCCTCGACCATCATCGTTCCAAGCATTTTTGAAAGCCTTGGCTATATCTCCAATGATATTAAGAACATCCGCAAGTAAAATCAGTAAATTTTCAATAAACTTCTGACCAGTGCCATTAGTCCACACTTGCATGAACGACTTGCCAATTGCTGAAACTAGACCGATAACTTCACCGAGTGCATACTTCCACGAACCCATAACATTTTGGCCTTGGTTTTTCCAAGCATCTTGGAAGGGCTTAAAGAAGTCTTTCATGACATTTTGGATATTCTTCATCCAGGCTGGAGTATCATAGTTCCCCGTTGCTTTTCCAAAATCTACGCTTGGAGCTTTCCCAGAACCGCCAGAACTACTATCCGTATCATCTTGTAATCCGATTTTATTTATCTCATCAAATCCCATGAGAGATCGCTGAAGTTTATCAACTTTCTTCTTAGCATCACCTGCTGCTGAACCTGTATCATTCATAGCTTGCACATTTTCATACAAACCACTAGCACCTTGTTTTGCAGCTTGATAGGTTGTACCAAATATACCGGCAATCAGTGATGCAAACTGACCTGTTAGCATTGCTAAAGCAGACATCAGCGCATTTATAGCCGGCAATATCGCAGTATAGATTGGGTAGAATGCAGTTAACAGATTAACTTTCACTTGATTAAGCGAACTATTAAACTGATCATTCGCATTCAGTGCGCCAAACAAACCTTTAGCAAGCCCTGTAATAACTTTTCCGAGTAATTGATAGACAATTAAAGATGGTAATAAATATTTCATGGATTGGGCAAACGCATTCCCACCCATAGCCATATTCCTATTACCTCTTGTAACCTTATCTGACTCTCTAGTGAATAGGCCACCAAACTTACTAACAATACCAAGTGAATTCTTAAATCCATTACCAACACCCTTTGCACCATGTGCAATAGAGTTGCTCATACGGTTAAATAGACCACCACGTTTAGGTGTAGCTCTATCTGACTGTCCTAGAGCTGATTTAGCACCTGCACCAGCGGAACCAGTCGCCATTGACGATTGACCAATTACTGCGTTAACACGTCCTAGCACCTTACTGAGAGCCTCAGCACGTGCCTGTGTTTGTGCGTATTCTTTTTGAAGCCTATCATTAGCACTAGCAAGTTGTTGCATCTTATCAGATTGAATCTGAATTTTTTGAGCAGTTTTGTTTGACTCAGGTGTATCAACACTTTTGAACCCTTTTGCAAAACTACCAACAGGGCGCATCTGTGTTTGATACTGTGCTTCCATATCCTTCACACGCTTGCGCATCGTATTGTACTTGGCTTCGTTTGAGTCCATGACTCTAGCGATGTTCTTAAGCGAAGATGGTACTGCATCAAACTCATGCTTAAGTGATTGCGCTAATGACTTAGCTTGGTCTTGATACTTAACCATAGATGCTTGAGCACGTGCTATCTGGTCATCATATTTAACGGTACTGCCCTTATCACCTTTGGAAGATGCGCTTTGACGTTGAGACTTAAGATATGCCACTTTTTCTTGTGCAGCCTTAGCTTGACCCATTTTGGCGTTAATTTCATTAACCATTGCATCAACTTCTTTTGATACCTTAGGACGTGCTTTTTTGACACCAGTGGAGAGGTTATTACCGATATTTTCAGATGATTTCTTTGTGGTTTGTTCCATTTTAGACATCATTTTTTCAAAGGTTTCGGTCATTTTCTCCACTTGTTGTGTAAATTTAGTGGTCCCTTTTTCAACATCAAAGTTTTTTTCAGTCCGGTTCATTGAGTTTCCTGTTAATCTCTCAATTTTGGACATCATACCTTCAAGATTAGGCATCACTCTATCAATTGATTCTTGAATACGTGCTGTATTGACCTCAAGTAAGACCTCAAGAGTTTCTAATTCCATATATTCTCCTTTCTATTGTTTATTATTTTTATTTCTTTCTTTCGTGGCCTGAATCGCCTGAATATTTTTCATCATGATTTCTTGGTCACGCTGCATATCCTGTCTGTGCTGTTCCTCTTCTGACAGACCTTGTTGAACTTCTTTCTCAATCGCAGCTAGAAAAGGATAGGCTTCCTCAAACTTAGGAAAGTTTTTGGGATCATTGAATGCAAATATGGCCATACGTTGTTGAGAGTAGTCAAACATTGCTTTCTCTCTTAACTCATTTTCGTGGCGCTTTTTATTTGCTTCCACCTGAACCATAATTTCATCAAAAGTCATTGACCAAAAATCAGTAGATGATATGCCAATTTGAACTGCCTGAGGATACAAGTCCTCAAGCATATCAGACATGTTGGTATATGTTTTTACAGAAGGCTGTCTTCCTGAATTGGATCGTTGTCCAGAGATACCCCACTTGTCTCCTCCGTCTTTTCCTTTCCGAAAAAACCTGAGTCTTCAAGTAGCTCCTGGATTGTTGTAAACAGTTCAAGTGTTGTATGTCCTTCGTCAATGTACTTATCAAATGCACGGACAATATCGATGTCTCCAACATTAGAGGTTTGATTAGCGCCTTGTAATACGATCAACAACTTATTTGTAGCAGGCAAACGCATACCACCATTGCCATTGATGAAAAGACCCATTAGAGATTCATCAAGTCGTTTTTCGATATTCAAGATTGATTTACCATCTAAACGCAATTGGAGGTTTAACCCACCAAACTCCACTTGTTTTGTATTAGGCATTTTTACTACGTTATTTTTTGTTGTCATTGTTTTTCTCCTAATTTCTGATTTTTTCTAAAAATAAAAGGGCTAGCCTTTTGACTAACCCCTAAATTAAAATTATTATCCACTATCTTAAGTTGCAGGAGTGAATGTTGGACCATCCGATACAACAACTACCAAGTTGAATCCTAGCGCACCATTAACCTCTACACCATCAAATTTGTAGGATGGTTGACCAGTGAATGCTACTTTCAGACCATCAGAATAAGTTACTGTCCAATCCACTGCCTTATTTAATTTGACCAGTGTATCGATATCTTTGAAGTTGTCACCTTGATAGATGATTGCAAACTCCATGTTGTCGGTATCTTGGATACCTGCAATATATGCCTTTTTATCAGAACCCAAGTGAGTTACATCAACCTTCTCAGGGTCAGAACCCATGGCTGGAATTGATTTTACCGCTGCAACTGTCTTTGTCTCAGTTCCATCATCATAAGATAGGACTGCCCCTTTTGATAATAACCCTGCAAATGTTGTCATGTTTATTTCCTCCTATTTTGAATAAACGTAATTTGTTTTATTGTCTACAATAGCAGACAAATCAATAATGACACGCCTTAAGTCAGCTGTGTTAGCATCTTTAGACGTGCCTGTAAAACCAATATCACCGAACTTCTGTAGTAGTTGAGCAGTGATATCAGTTAAGCTTGTGTTTGAAAATAGCTCAATTGTGATGTTCCATTTACTCTGTAACTCCTGTCCACTGGCATCTGTAAAGTGAGGGCTTGTGCTAGTCCTGTAGATAGCTAGTGGAAATGTGTTCCAAGTGGACGGATAATCAGAAGCTATTTTTTTTAGCTCTGTGATAGCCTTTAAAATGTCAACTGTGACAACTTTCATGTTCACTTTTTCCATTATTTTAGACCTCTCAGTTCTTTTTGCACATGCTCCTTATAAATATCACCCATTTGTGGCATGATTTCCTTGAGTGATGGATACAAGAAAGGACGTGCTGGTTGCCCTGAAGTGATGTAGAAATCTTTGCCTTGAATGGTAATCTTAGGCATGCCATAGACTGCATTTAAGTCAACTGCTACCGCCTCAGCTGGAATAAACCAACGTGTCTGTGTATAAACTGGATTTATGCCACCTGGTAAGTCTTTAGGACTTTTTTCACCGTTAGGACCAGTACCAAACTCACGATAGATTGCTTGTTCTTTGTCAGACCAGACACGACCTACCAATTTGCCACCAGAATCAATGACTACCTCAGTCTTAATGCTACCTAGCAACTCACCTGAACCAGCTTTCATGCTTGACGATATCCTCAGCTCAGCGGCTGCTCGAACTAACTCGGTGATTTCTTCGGTAGCACCTTCCATGGCATTATTAAGAACTTTGGGCAAAGCATTAACTTTACGCCTCAGATTTTCCATACCCCTGATTTCAACGCCCAATGTCATCATTCCTTTCTAGCATCAGATTGATGTGAGTAGAGAATGGTTGAATTGACACAATCTTGTAGTCGGGATGTTCGTCTCTACCAACGTAAACGCAAACACCGCTGTTTTCATCCCTGCCCTCTTTTAACTCGTCACCTTGATATTTACATGACTTCATGCTTGAAAGCTGTGAGCCATAAATCTGAGCATTCAAAGCGCCACTTGCTGACTGGACATTCATTTCAAGAGCAATAGGGTCGAGATATTTGATAATATCATTTCCCTCGTCGTCTTGACTGAGTACAGTCCGTTTCAAATAGACTGTAGTTAGGTCACGTTTTCTTAGGCGCATAATAACTAACCACCTTTCCGACACGATACCGATTAAGACTATGCTTGATATTTAGAGGTATATCCTCAATGAACGATTGAGAAATACCGCCTTCCGAACGACTTGACTCACCTTCTGTACTTTCACGATTGAAAGCAATAATAGCTAGTTGTCTAGCATATAACCACATAGCGTCAACCATTACATCACGGCTGGTGTAATCAAGGACCATGATCACCGCATCCTCGATTAAGTTTTTAGCTTTAGCTTCGTTAATAGCCAGATCAGCAACCAATCGTTGAATAGCATTTATAAGTTTTTCATCGTCCATTGTTTAACTCCTTTATGCACCCGTTCCAACTGGTGCAGTTGTTTGAGGGACCCAAAGTTTATGTTTAAATTGTACGATACGAACGTTTTTGTTTTCATAAACACGTTCCCAGTTTGTACCAGTTGATAATTCTGTGTTTGTTGGGGAGGTACCAGAAACTGAATTATTGGTAAATTTAACACCTCGAGGATGCAATAAGAAATGTTGACGATTGATAAGAATGTCATCGCCCGCTAATGAATCACGATCTGTTTCCGTAGGAACAGGAGCAGCACCGTTACCAAGGCCGATTGCACCAGCTCCGAAGATGTAAGAAGTGAAAACATCTCCATCTACTGGCATACCATCATCAACAATGACACGTTTACCCATGTACGTAGGAATTGGTTTATTATCTGAATCCAAAGAGAATTCAATCAGATTTTGTTTACGCAAGTTAGCATAGACAGACGAATGAACACCAATTGCAGTAAGTTTTTCTTCGGCGTCACCAAGTTTATATGACGCGTCAAGGAATGTTTCACCAGTAAATGCTGCTGCATTACCAGTTAAATTTGAGATGTCAAGAGCATTACCTGACATTTTAGTTCCTGCGGCTGCATAAATACCTTTAAGAATTGAGAGCAAAGTGACTTGTTGACGACGTGCCCAGTAAGCTGCAACTAGGTCACCAATAGCACGCATAGGATCATCACCTGACAATGCTTTAGCCAAGTCGTTTGTTTTCCATGCTTTACCACGCATTAGAAGTGCTGCAACGTCTTTACTTGCATTGATTTTGTCAGTTGAAAGTGACGCAGTATCAGAAAGTACTTCATCATCACCTGACAAGTCTTGCCAAAATGGCATATTAATCAATCGGCCTCCCGCAGTTGCGAGTGCATCAAGTTCAGGGTCTTTCACAACGATTCCTGATTGATATAATGCTGACAACTCCGCAGTACGTTCAATGACGTATTTGTTAAACACTTCAGGTACGATGACATCTGAAATTTTTGTTTTATCTGCAAATTTTTGCAAATTCATTTTAATAAGTTGTTTCATTTGAGTTCCTCTATTCTATTTTTTGTTAGCTAAGGCCTGTAACGACTTAGCTTTTTCTGGATCCTCTCGCATAAGACGGCCTTGTTCCGTTAGGTTAAAGCTTTCTTTTGCGAATGGATTAGTAGTGTTGTTAGTAGAACCACTTCCTAGCGGATTATCTACAGAACTTACAAGAGCAGCATCAACAGCTGATTTCAAGGCCTTATCCCATTCAGTCTTGAATGACTTAACATCTTCCATAACCTCCTCAGCTGTATTACCTTGAATACGAGCTGCTAAATCACTCGGGATACCAATAGCTTGGAGTTGTTTACCTTTTTCAACTAACAACTGTTCCTGACGAAAGACAGCCTTTTCTTTTTCAAGGTCATCTTTTTCCTTTTGGATAATAGCTTGTTGGCGTTCCTCCTCAGAAAGTTTGGCGAGCCGGGCTGCTTCGTTCTTTTCCTCTTCTAGCTCCTTTTGCCATCGAGAGCGTTTAGACTTCACAATAGAATCAACATCAGTATCATCCTTAAAGCCAAATTTCTCTTTAATTGCTGCAACCTGTTCATCCGTCAGACTGTCAGCATTGAATTCTGGAGGAGTAGCTTGGCCACCGCCTTCACCACCTTCTCCCTCTTCTGCAAATCGTTGTAGGTTGAGTTTGAGTAAGCTGTTTCCGCATAGTGTTGCGATTTTCATGTTATTAATCCTTTCCAATTGCTTTTTAAGTGGTTCAATGCTTGCACTTCCGATGCTTTTAAAGTCTTCACGCTTGGACACAAGAAAAGCCGTTAACTAAAACGACTCTACTTCAATATCTTTGAAGATATCTAGTAACTTAGGGAATTGAATGGCAATCCAATCGACGACTTCTTCATTTCTAGCCCATTCTGTATTATGATCTAATCCAGATTCAAAAAGTATGGCATGAACAATTTCATGTCGAATAGTGCGTTTTTTGTAGATGTCTAATTTTTTCCAACTGTTTGGAGCAGAATTCATTTCTGCTATTAAGATTTCTCTAGTAGTAAAATCAGTTACTCCATCACAATCGGTGATACGAATATCATCTTTTACCGACACTTCATCATAAATAGTGTAAACAACTCCTAGAATATTAACTTTTGCACTTTCTTTCATATTGACCCTTTCATGTATAAGAAAAGCACCTGTCTGTGTGACAAATGCTTTATTTGTGTATAAAAATAGCACCTAGCCTATTTGCTAAATGCTTTTATTCGATTATTTCAATCGCTTTAATTTCGTTTTCACCAAAGCCAATATATTCGTGCTTATCAGTTTTTATAGTTATTTCGTCATACAATTCATCTTCAGTATCCAACTTACCAGTAAAAGTATTACAAAAACCCTCAAGGACTTGATTATCATCAAAGATTACTTTAATAGTTTTTCCCAAATATTGATATAAATCCATAATCAGTCTCCTTTCTTTATCGGTACAATATGAGTCCTATTTTTGGAATGGTGTATTTTAAACATATTAGTTTTAAAATTTCCTTCAAGATTAACGGCAATTCCTTGGAAATCACTCGCTATCACAAGTTCTGTATTTTTACGGGCCTTACCATCACGTTGTCTCTCAACAAAACCAGTACCAGCATATTTATCAAACAATTTTTGAACATCAACATCATCTTCAAAGTAACTTTTACCTTTAGTAGCGGTTGATTTAATATGCGGGGATTGTTTTTCTGAATTAATTACGGAGCCAAAACGGCCATCTTTAAGTCGAGATTTGACAAAGTAATTGTCTTTTAACTTGGTCCACTCACTACCCCCATTATACTTCAATTCTTGGTATTGTTCCAGTATTTGAGGACTGCTAGCACCTAAAACCGACTTCATTCTTGATAAGTCATTAGTATCTTTTTTTAGATTGATAGTTTTCTGCTTCATCTTCTCAATCTCATCATCAGAATGAAGATCCTTAAGCTTGTCCATCCAGTCATTATAGGTAGCATCTCCTTTGATATCGACTGTC